GCCGCCGCGCAGGCCGACCTGGATGGCATCGCTGCCGCAGCCGCCGCCCTCCTGCACGCTGCCGCCGTAGCCCTGGCCGCCGATGCCGCCGGCGCAGGTCGTCATCGCCGTGCCGCCGGCGCCGCCATTGCCGCCCGAGGCGCTGACGTAGTTGCCAAAGCTGCTGCTGCCGCCCGGTGGTCCCTGAACCAGGCCGGTTGGCGCCGTGGCGGCGCCAATGCCGCCGCCGCCCACCGTCACCGGGATGACGCTGCCCGGCGCCAGCCCGCTCAACCAGGCGGTTGCCCGCCCGCCGGCGCCACCGCCGCCACTCGGCAGCACGCTGTGGGTGCCGCCGCCGCCGCCGCCGCCGATCACCGTGGCGCGCAACCGGGTCACGCCCTGCGGCACCATGAAGCTGCCCGATTGGGTGAACACCGTGGCCGCCGCGAAGCCTGGGCGCAGATCGCCGAGCTTGGCCGGGATGACCCGCGTCGGCGCATACGGCACGACGCTGCCGACAGCGAGCGCCGTCTGGCCAGCCTCCAGCACCACCATCGCCAGCCCGGTCCATCCGGCGTCGGGGGCCGGGGCGGCACTGTTGCCGGGCGCGGTGATGCCACCCGGCTTGGCCAGCAGCGCCACGCGCTGCGTCCGCACCGTGGGCTGCGCCACACCGGAGTTGGCTGCGCCGAGATAGGGCTGCGCCGGATTGGCGGCGTTGTAGTAGGGCAGCACGACGGGATTGGCGTCGCTCTCCTGGAACGCCGCCTGGATCAGGTAAGTGATCTCCGACCCTGCGGCGAGCGGTGGCGCCAGCAGCAACGGCACCGCCGCCGTGTTGATGCCCATGCGCACCACGACGTCGGCGCCATCGGCCGGCAGCGAACCGTAGGCGCTCTGGTCCACCGGCCCCAGCGTGGTGATGCTGCCAGGCCCGACGCTGACGGCGAGCGTTGCCGCCACCGCCGTCACGGCCAGCCCGTCGATGGTCGGCAGCGCGCCGATGGCCGCCGCGAGCAGCGCGCCCAGGGCGATCATGGCGTTGCGGTTGCTGTTCAGCAGATCGGTGTCGAGCGGGATGCTGCCCGGATAGACGATGCTGCGGTCCATGGTTGCTCCGAAGAATGGGGTTGAAGCCTGGCAATTCAGGTAATGATGCGCGTCCAGGCGATGCCGGCCGCGGGCATCACGCCGGCGATCGCGACCATGATGTCGGCGTCGCCGACCGGCCCCGCGAGCAGCCCGGCGCCGGCATACTCGATGGCGCCCACGCCGTAGCCGCCGAGCACGCCGCAATAGCCGTCGACCAAGGCGATGCCGACGCCGGCCGGACGATGCACGGTGACGAAGCATTGGAACGGCAGCGCCAAGCTGCCCCAGCGGCCGCCCACCCCGTAGCCGCAGGCGATGCCCCAGGCGCCGGTATCGGCCGGCCGCGCCGGCTCGAACACCGTCGGCGGCCGCCCCGTCAGCTGCATGACCTGCGCCACCAGTGCGCCCCGCGTGCCACGCTCGCGCAGCAGCTCCTGGCGGATGCGCTGCCGCAGCACGGCATCGCCCTCGCCGCTTCGCCGCGCCACGCGGCTGCCGAACCAGTCGCCGGCAATAAGATCGAGCCACAGATCGGTGGCGGTGCCGAGCCGGGTCTGCGCGCGCGCATAGCCGAGCAGCGCGTGGGCGCCGGCGGCGGCGTTGGCCAGTCCCGCGAGCAGTCCGCCAAGCACCGGCGCGGTGTCCGGGAACCAGCGCGCCGGCAGCACGGCACGCAGCCGCGCCACCATGTCGTCCTGATCTCCTGTGGTCGGCAACTGCGACATCGCTCAGCCCACCGTCACGGTGCCGGCCTTGAGCACGCCGCCGCTGCCCGGCGAGACATCGGCAACGCCACCGGCCAGCAACACGCTGCCGACGTTCACCACCAGGGCCGAAGCGTCGTAGGCGAGTTGCGCCAGGCGGCTGTACGGGAGTCCCACGCTGATCGGCAGCGCATCGACATAGCCGGCAACCGCCGCGGCGACACTCGCCGCAACGCTGCCGTGCGCACTCGCCGGCAGCACCGTCACGATCATGCTGATCGTCACCGGGATCACCGTGGGCGGCCGCACGCCATAGGTGGTGCCGACCGGCCGCACCGCTTCGATCGCCACCGCCGCGGCAGCGATCACGCTCGACGGCGGCGTCCCGCTGCCGTCGTCGACGGTGACCAGGAAGCTGCCCATGCGCACGCTGCCGTCCGGCGCCACGTTCTCGGCGATGGAATACGACAAACCCTGGCGCTGCGCCTGGATCGCCGCGCCCACCGCCAGCGGCGTGGCCCGCGCACGTGTGTCGAGGAAGCTCTGGAACCGTGCGCGCAAGGCGATGTCGCTTTCGGCGTCGACGCCGTTGGCGAGAGGCTGGGCGTTGCCGACCGTGTCGATGCCCGGCAACGCCGCGGCGATCAGCGACACCGCCCCGACCTGCACGTTGCCGGCGCTGCCGCCAACCGCCGCCATCACCGGCACGTTGACGCCGGCGACACCCGCCGGAACCAAATAGCCGGCCAGCGCCGCGCTCCAGGTCGGCTGCGCCACGTCGGGCACGACGATGTAGCTCAGCGACCCGTCCGCGGTACGCACCACGGTTCCGCTCGGCACCAGGGCCGCGGCATTGGCCACGAAGCGCGCGAAATGCACCTGCCCCGCGGCGGGCAGCGCCGGCAGCCGCAGCAGACCGAAGTCGGCCACCCAGCTGTCGAGGTCGGGGCCGATGCTGGTGGCGGCGCGCGTGGTCTGCAGCAGCAACATGATGAGCCACTGCAGCCACAGCGCCAGGCTGGCGTTTGCTTCCAGCACCGCCCGCAGCGTGCTGCCGACCGAAAGATCGAGCAATTGGCGCGCGGCGCCCTGCACGGCTGCGGCGGCGTTGCCCACGATGGTGGGAAAATCCTGCAGTGGCAACTTCATGTTCGGCCTCCGACGCTGAACTGCAAAACCTGCGTGGCGGCGCTCGCGACGTCGGTGTAGCGGATCGCCACATAGACGCTGCCATCGCCCGCCGCCTGCACATCGACCTGCGGCTCGGGCGTGCGCGCCACCGCGGCCTCAAGGAAAATCTGGCTGCGGATCACGCCGCCGATGCGCGCGGCATCGACCGGGGCGCCGACGAACTGGGCCAGCCCGGCGCCATATCCCGGCTGCCATGGGTAGTCGCCGGGATTGGTCAACAGCCGGCGCAGCACCCGCTGCTGGCCGAGCAGCCCGCCATCCACGCCGGCAAGGTCGCCGGTCACGCCGTCCTGCAGGTCGGCACCGAACTGATGCCAGAGATCGGCCATGGAATCCTCCTGTTCAGTCTTGCTGGTTTGGCGTGGAGACGGCGCCGCCCTGCGGATCGTCATAGGTATGCGCGTCGTAATGCCGGCGCAGCCGGTCGAGGCTGCCGTGGCGGTCGTACACGTCGCCCGCGACGCGCAGGTCGCCCCGCATCTGGATGCTGCCGTCGTTGCACAGCTTAACAAAGCTGCCGGTGGCATGGACCAGCCACAACTCGCCGACCGGAGCCGCCACGGCGCGCGCCTGATCGCTCCAGGCGCGGCCGACGATCACCCCGTGGTCGCTGTCGCCCTCCTGCGCCAGCACCAGCACCTGGTCGCCCGGCGCGGGCGGGCACGCCATGCCCCAACCGGCGCCCACCCAGGCACTGAGCACCGGCAGCCAGCCGGTCACCACGCCCTCCGGCTGCAACGCCACCCGTGCGGCGCTGCGTGCCGGATCGACGCTGGTGACGATGCCGAAGCGGGCCTGCCCGGTGGCGCGGTCGAGGGCCGCAGCGTGCGACTTCATCGCGTTCACGAACCGCTCCATCACAGCACCTCCAGACCGGGCGAAGCGTTGCGGGCGCGCACCGTCTGATGAAAGCCGCGCCGCACGTCGATGCTGCGCGAAACCTCATCGATCCGGTAATTCTGGTCGAAGTCGCCGCCGGTGCCCTCGACGCTCACCAACATGCGCGCATCGAGCGACAGCTCGCCGGGCATCTCGGCCACCGCCACCCGCTCATGCTGCGACAGTTGCGCCAGCTTGCGTTGCGCCAGCTGCAGCGCGGCGCCGGGCAGCAGGTCGGGCACCACGAAGCTATAGCGCTGCACCGGCTCCTGCAGGGCCGCTCCGGTGACGCCGCGGCGACTGGCCCGGGCAGTTTCGGTGAAGCCTTTCGCCAGCCGGCTGTTCCAGCTTTTCACCACCACCTCGATATCGCGCGCGAGCGTCAACG